ATGGCCGCCAACGCGCCATCACACCGAGAGACATGCGCTTTCGCTTCCTCGAATTCATCTTCCGTAATCGTGATCTGTGTGACTACCTGTTCGCGGAGCGTCTGCGGCTTCTCGGCGTCGTCAGTCGCGGCGACAGTCTCCTCTGTGTTCATGCCGCCGCTCCACCGGTCAACACTTGGTAGCCTTCCCATTCAATGTTGCCAGCCAGCCCGGCCGCCGACACGTCGAGCAGGAAGTTTTTTCCCTGCGTCAGCGGCATCCCCGTATCACCGAACGGGAAATCCCATCGCGTATCCACACCTGGAGAAGTGGTCACACGAGCCACCACGATCGGCGTGCCGGCCGAATCCGTAAACGCCCACGATTGCGCGGCATCTGTCGTGATATAGGCAATGATCCGCTGAATGTAAATGGTATGGTTCGCGCTTTTCACCGTCACCAGCGTCGTATCGCCCGTCGCGGCTGTCGCCACGAGGTTGCCTGAGATATCGTGAAAGAACTGGCGTTTCCGGAGTGTGGAATCGGACATAATCGGCTATTTCACCAGCATACGCCGCCGCGCCCCTTCTCAGAGCGCGACGGCGAACAGGTTATGCGCGTGCCGCGTGTCTTACGCGAGAACCGGCGTGACGACCGACCCGATCGTATAGACCACCGTCATGCGCGTCCGTCCAGCTGTCGTCGCTGGCGTGCCCACGGTCACGACGCCAATGACGCTGTAAGCGGTCGGGCAGTAGCCGCCGATCATGTTCGTGGCCTGCTGACCGAACCGGCCAGCCGCCGTCAGATAGGCTCCGTTGACACCGCCCCAGTTGTTCGCGTTCGACGCTTGGAGCCGTTCGCCAAGGATCAGGTCGGTTGCCTTCAGGTTCGTGTTCGTGAACCACCCATTCGCGCTGTTCGCATCACCACAGGTGAAGTTCACCGTGCCGGTCGCGGTCCAGAGCACCTGCGGCACAACGTAGATGTCCAGCAGGGTCGCACCAGCGGGGATCGTGAAGGTCGCCGTGTGCGTGAGCGACGTGGCATCTTCCGTGAACAGCGCCGTCTGCGTGACGATCTGCCCCAACCCGCTCGCGCCGTTGATGACCGGAGACGTGAGCGTCTTGGGACCGGCGAGTGTCTGCGCCGTGCTCGTATCCACGTAGGTCCGACTCGACGTGCCAGACGTGCCCGTGCCGACTACGAGCGCGTCTGTAGAGCCATCGACGTAGGTGCCGTTAGCTCCGGGCAGGTTATCGAAATCGACCGGCGCGCCGCCACCTGATGGCCCACGTTCGATGTAGCGTTCAGGCATCCACAGCATACCGTCCGGCGACTGCCGGAACGTCCGCGGGATCAGCGAGAAGTTCGGAATGCGCATAGTGTCCCTCTCGCGTTATGGCGCGGTGATGCAGAATCCGTCGCCGCCGTCCGTGGTGGACGAAATCGTGAACGTGTCTGCCAGCGTCACGAGCGAGAACCGAATACCGTTCGCGAGCGGGAAACCGTTCGGGCTGATATACAACCCCTCGAGCAGAGTCCCAGGCGCACCGCTGGACACCGCGCCGAGCGGAATCACGAGACGACTCGCGGCGGTCAGGCCAGAAATCGCCGAGTCGGTGCCATCATCGAACAGCTTCAAATACGCGGCCGTCGTGCTGGCGGTCGTGGTCTTGCGAATATAGACCGCATAGAGCCGCGCGGTCGTGATCAGGCCATAGAGGCCGCCCGTCGAAGCCGTCGCGAGGTTCGGCGAGACGGTGCTGTTAATCAGCGACGTGTAACGCAGATCAGGACACGCCTTCGTCCCGGCCATGAACGTCTTGAAGGCGCGGAAGATGGTCTGCGCGCCCGGTGTCGCCCCCGCGAGCGCAACATCGACGCGCTGCCACGTCAGCGATTCAGCTTCCGTCGCGGCGGCGGCGGCCTGATTGGCCCACAGCACGCCTTCCGGCGCTCGGCGGGAGAATAGCGAGAGACTCTTCGAGAACATGCTCATAGCTCCTAGACGGTCGGCCCGTCTGACGTTGGTGAGTCGGCCACATTTGGAACAGCACGTCGCGGCGGATGATACTGAACTGGCTCCATGCTATCCAGTGGAACCATCGCGTCGTCGCCAATACACATCACGGCCACTTCTGTCGATGCTTCTCCGCATGGCACATGAAGCGCTTGTGGCATCCCAGCACTCAGGACGCGCTCGCCGTCCATTGCTTGTTTGAGCCGCCACGCTTCGCCTGTCGTGTGATACACAGTGTCGCGCACTTCGGCGTTGATCTTCTGGCGCTCGGCGTCATCTTTCGCGTCGAGTGCCTTGCCGAACTTACTGCCGCCTTCAAACATCGCCTTACGCATGCCGTCTTCGGTCAGCGGGCCGCCTTCGACCGCCCAGGTATCACGCGCCACCAACTCGCCGACGATGTGCTGGAGAAACCCTTCCGTCCAGCCATCCAAGCTCGCGATCCACGTCACCGGCACGAGATCGTAACGGACAAACATCGCCGTATCGTTCTGATCGTCGATGATCGCGTCACCCGTCAGCCCGCGACTGTATTTCTTCACGCGAGCCAGCCAATGGACGGCCTTCTTCCGACCGGGCAGAATCCGCAAATCGGCATCGAACGACCACAACCCCTGTTGCCACCAGAGCGGCGGCGGTGTGAGGTTATGCGGGTTCGTGTCCGCGATGTAGATTTCGCCCTGGTCCATCGTTAGTCCGTTCGCGTCAATGCGTCCGCTGTCAAATCCGACCGCTCGGCACCGATCCGTGCATCCGCGCGATTCGCCGCGCCGGCATTCCGTCTCACCGCTCGCGCCCCGTCTCCGGACATCTCACGGCGGTTGATGCGCTCACCTGCATCGCTCTGTTCCTGCGGCGAACAATCACCATACGGCGACTTCGCGCCCTTGATACCAACCAGCGACACGAACGCTTGATCGTCACCGAGCGCATCTTCTGACCCGTGCAGCGGGTTCTGCTTATACGCAGCGATGGCGACTTCCATCGGCACACCGCTCGTCTGCCCAGGCTTGAACGTGTAGTGCGCGCCGTTCCACGTTGCGCCAAGCATCATCGCTTTCGTCCGATTGACGACGATGACGGTAGACCCGAAGGATGACGCCTGTTCTTCATTGGGATCGTCTGACACAGTTTCTTACCTCGCTGTAAAACGGAATGATCGCTCGCGGCGAATCGTCGCGGTCATTGGAGCATTCCGCCGTCCGCGAATGTGTAACGCGCCGCTCGGTTCCACCGAGTAATCGAAATCATGAAAGCACCCGCAGTCACAACAGCCCGTCAGGACATTCGACCATTGCGCTTTCCCGGCGATGTCAGGCTGCACGATCACCACACCATTGTTCGTCTGCTGCTGAATCCGATCGCCTGAGAGACGCCACGATTTCGCCCACGCGATCAGACCCAGCATGTGCAGACTCAGATTACTCGCCGCGGACCACAACGAACGTCATCCCACTGAGCCCGTCAAGCCGAGCGCACTTCCCAGGGTTGCGGCAGAAGAGCTGGTAGCGCTTGTAATACCACGCTTCCCACGCGTGACGCGCGTTCGTGCCCGTGCCGTCGCGGACGAGGATCTCACCGCTCGTGCCGGATACCCACTTGCCCTTCTCGGACGTGTAGCGCACGAAATCGCCGCCCTTAGTGTCCACGAGGAACATCTGGCGCAGACCGAGCGTGCGGATCGCCTTGTAGGCGACCGACCCCATCGTCAGATCGCCCTGCTGGAAGGCGTCTGTGCCGCCGTCCGGCTTCGCGCGGCTGGCCGCGTCGGCGTAGCGCCGATCGGCCTGTGTGAGCAGGATGTAGACGCGCCGCACGGAGTGATGCGACCAGATCGCATCGATCTCACCGTCGAGCCGCTGATTCACGATATCCGACACGCGCTGCAAGAGATCGAACGACAGCGCGCCCGTGGACGCCGAGACATACGACCCGTAGTTCGGGTAGAGCGACCGATCGACACCGAAGTAGTTCTGCCGGTAAGTGCCGTCGTCGATCAGCGCGGTCAGCCCCCACGGCGCCTTTTCGTAGGCGGTATCGAGCACGTCCGTGACCGACGTATTGGCCGCCTGCACGACGAAATCGCCAGTCGTCCATGACGGGGCGGCGCTGAGTGTCGCATCCGTGCCGTCCGAGTTGACGGCGGTAACTTTCGGTGTGTTCGCGCGAATCGCACCGTTCGCGGGATTGACCGCCGCGAGCGCCATGCCCTTCTTGATGTAGCGGTTGCCGAAGGCCGACGTGATCGCGACACCTGTGGACGAGATATTGCCGGGCGAATTCAGCTCGAGCGTCGTGCCGCTCGTGGTCGTGTCCACGATGCCGAACACGCCGCGCCCGTCCGTGCCCAGATAGAACTCTTCGCGGTAGGCGATGTCATCGATCAGGCGCTCCATGTTCTCGGTGCGCGTCGAGCGATAAGCGCCTTCCTTCGACGACGAATCATCGAGCTGTTCCTGCGTCACCCGCCAGCGCGCCATAATCTTGCGCTGCGTGATGAAGCCGGTGATGTATTTCTGGTTGTCGGCGACTGGAATCGCCGAATCCTGGCCCACGGCCATCGGCGAATTGTTGCGCTCGACGTGCGCCGACCATTCCTTCCCGCGCCCACCGTTCCACGGCGAGTCCTTCACCTTGAAGGCGTCACGAAGCTGAAACTTTTTCAGCACGCCTTCGGCAATCACGTCTTCGTAGGTGTTTTTGAGCAGGCCGTCTTCGGTCGTGGTGTCTGAACCAGGACCGGCCCAGAGGGTGCCTACCGGCATCACGGCGAAGACACCGAGCAGCATGAACAGCGGGGAGAGACTGAATCGTCGCATTGCGTTCCTCAGACCAAGATCGATCAGCGTCCCGCTTCGAGCGCCCGCTTCTCAGCGTCGTCGAGCATTTCGGGAATTGACATCTTGGAGTAGTCGGGTTTCGGGACTTGCGTGACGACCGGATTGCCGGCCCCGCTTCGCGGCACCGCGCGCCGCTGCATGACGGGAACGGTGGCCAGTCGGCGCGCCGGTTCGATGATGTCGGACTTGTATTCTTGGACGAACTCGGCGATGAGTTTCGGGTCGGCCTGTTCAAATCGCTTCTTGAATGTCGCGTAAGCCTCTGCGTCCTGCGGACTCGGCACCATCGCATCAAACGCCGCGTGCAACTTGCGCTGCTGACCCGGCGTCAAGGTATCCACGCCAATCTCGGCCGCGAATTCCGCGTCGAGGTCGGATAGGAATTTGTCCGTGTGCTGATTCCAGACGTGATCGCGCGCCGCCGTGATCGACGCCCCATCCGCGACGAGCGCTTTCACCTGATCGAGCAATTCCGGCGTGACGCCCTTGAGGTGTGCGAACTGCGGGAGTGCAAAGAACGCCTGCGCGATCTTGTCCGCTTCCGCCGCGTCAGGATCTATCGGCGTGATGCCGGCTAGTGCGGCAATCCGCTTGTCGCGCTCAGAGAGTTGGCTTTTCAGTGATTCCAGTTCTCTCGCGGTGCGGTTGACTGCCGTTTCCGCCGCCTTGTGCTTCTCAGGAGCGACCCAATTCGTGCGATCTTCCTTGAAGCTGTAGGTCTTTTCCGCAGGCGGTGCGTTGGGATCAGCCGGCGGCGCATTTGGATCAGGCGGCGGGGCGTTCGGATCGGCTGGTGGATCAGTCCAGAGGTAGCCGACCGGCGACGTGGTGAAACGTGAACAAGCGCGATCAAACATGGCACATCCTATGTGGCCGGCAGGCCACAGACTTACGCGGAGTTCGTGTGAAACGGTGAAACATGATGTCGCGGACGAAGATACGCGTGATTTCATATCCTGTCAACATGAGTCTTGAAATACTACACACCGACAGCCGGCTGAGGGGTATTCCCAACCGGGGCACTGTTTTGCGCGGAATTCGCCATCGCCTTCGCGGCACCCTGCGGCGGCTCGGCGGCTGGCCCTTGTGCGGGCGCGGCCGGTGCCGACAACTGCTGTGATCGGTCCCATGCCTGCCGCACTTGCGGATCGACCGCGAGGTCTTCGCCCTTGAGCGACACCGTGGTCTTGATAGGTTCTGGCGGTTGCTGCTGCATCTCGGCGACTTTCGATTCCAGTTCTCCGAGATACTTACCGACGAAGTATTTCGCGATTGGCAGTGTGCGAAACAACTGGATCGTATCTTCTGAGACAGCCCACTTCACGAGTTCGGTGCGATGCACACGCGCGTCATACCACGGCAGTAACGTGAACGGGTAATTCGGATCGCTGGACGGATCGGGCGGCACGATTGGCGCGGATGGCGGCACACCGGGCGCACTCGGCGCGGGAGGCTGAGGCACGAATGCCGCCGCCATCGGCTGTGTGACCCACTTAAGAAACGCTTCCTGATTCTGCAAGGCGCAGACGTGCTGTTTATCAATCGTGGGAATCAGATCGGTTTGCCCGAGCTTCTGCGAAATGGCATAGCGCGTATCGGGATCATTCATGTCGATCCCGCCGAGCGCTTTCAGATGTTCGATCGACGCGCGTTCAGCAAGCGTGGTTTTAGGCTTCGTCGAACCATCGGCCACGTCGTAAACCACTTCGCCGTCGAGATCCGCTTTGCGGAACGTCTCAAACGTGTAACCTCGTCCAGCTGAGAGCACCGCTTCGACCCGTTCATCGCGTCCGAATTCGCGTTCAATCTCAATCTGCGACCGGGAGACATCGCGAAAGCAGTTCGCCCGCGACTGGAACGCGCCCGCGAATCGCGCTTCGCCCGCTTCGATCAGGAGTTGCATCGTCGAGAACGCTTCGACGTTCGGCGGCTTGACGCCCTTCAGAATGTCGTTCGTGCCGAGTCCGGCATCGATTTCCAGCGCGATCTGCTGGCGCAAATTCACCCAGGCGCGCGGCGGATCTTGACCGGGCCACTGCTCCGGCTTCCCACCGCCCGGCGCTGGCGCGTATTCCGCCATCAGCCCAGGCATGGCCGGCGAGTCGCCCATCCACTGAATATCCTGCCCCTTCGGTTTGATGATTTGCGGGATCGCCATGCGCGTCATCATCATCTCGTAGATCGAATCGAGCCGATTGAGTTGGTCGAATTTCTGGATCACGGGATCGAACGCGCCAGACGCGATGACACGCCCGCCGACATGCTCATATCCCGCGTGATGGAACGTCCACAGCGGATCGCCCTTCGCGTCATGGTATGGGAGCGGCCCAGGTAATCCTTCCGACTCGCTGTGTAGCACGATCGGATTGGAATCGCCGACCACGCGCAGCACGAGGCCGTCAGGATGTTCCTGTGTCGGTTTTTCCCACAGTTCGTATTCGGCTACGCCTTCTTCTTCGCCCGTCCAACCGCCTGCACCTGACCCGGACGGATTGAGTTCGGTCTGGAATGGCAGCGATTGAAAGATTTGCAGCGAGCGCTCGCCCGGCGATTTCGAAAACTGAATCTTGGGAACGTATTCCTTCAGTTCGGAGTTTTCTTCGTAATAACGCTTGGTGCGCCACCGGAGACGGATCAGGCGATCCACGTCTTTCCAGCGCGGGCGCTGCATCGGGAACGCGACTTCAAGCGGAGACAGCGGCGTCGTCACCACATCGCCTTGCGGCACATGATCCATGCGCGGCTGGCCGTCTTTGCCAATCGCTCGAGTGAATTTGTTCTGTCCGCACGCGGGACACTTTTGCCCAGCCGTCGCAATCGCATCGCTCGTAACTTCAAGGTTGCACGATAGGCACCGCTCATACGGCACGGCGACATACTTGCCGTTGTCGTCATACGAGACGTGATAGATCACGTTGCCGCACACGATGAACCAGAAGTCTCCTTCGTGGAGCACCTGATCCATGTCGTTCGCTTTGTAAAGCACTGGCGCGAGTTTATCCGCCGTCGTCGCGGTCAGCACGGACTGCGCGTTGTTTTTCAGCGGGCGCACGTCCACGCCGAGTTTAGCGGACGTAAACATGGACCGAATCGCTTGCAGTCCTTCTTTCGGCTTCGCGGTCACCGGCCGCGGCACACCTTTGGCGATGCGCGCATCCATCCAGCCGTTCGAGCGGTCATAGACGCCGAGCCACTGACGCATGTTGACGTAGTGGATATTGCGCGTCCACAGCCGCTCAAAACGCCAGCGATCGGCGAAGCATTCCCGCTTCGCGCGGTTGAACCGTTCGAGGTATTGCGCGTCAGTCGTGTCCGGCTGGCCTGACGAGATGAGGCCCGGAGCCTTACCAGCCAACGACGGCACCATTGCGAGGCTCGCCGCCATTCAGTTAGCCGACTTTCCGTGGCGGTCCGTAGTTCACCGTGCCGTCTGGATTCCATCCGCTAGGCGCGTGCTTCGGATCGTCTTCGAAGATCGACGCTGACGCGTTCAAGGCTGCGATCGGATCGTCTGAAAGTGACGCGGCTTCGGCGCGTGGCGTGCTGAAGGATGGCACGGGAATCTCGATGTCCGTGAGTCGTCGAAACGTCAGCGCGCGTTCCTTTTCGAGCTGGTTGACGCGCGAGATGAGAAATTCAATCGTGGTCTGTTGCACGTCACAACGTCGGCTCAGTTCTTCGCGGCGTCCGCGTTCTGTCGCGAGTTCATCTAAAGCACGCCGATGCGTCGTGGTTGAAACAATCACTTCGGATAACTCGAACGGTCGATACCGAGGTAGGTATTCCGATACGTGCCGTCATCGACCAATGCCGGTAGACCCCAGAACGTCACTTCCGCATACGGGACCGATGGCGCGGCCACGATCGGCGCAAGATCCAGCATCGGACTGAGCGAGACAGCCGCGACGCCAAGTCCGAGCGCCTGAAGGAAGGACCGTCGATTCATGCTGTTTTCGCCGCTATCCTAACACGCCTAGTCCCAGATGGTCTGGCTTTTCGACCATTCCGCTACCCGGAACGGCCATTGGCCGCCAAGCACGTAACGACCAGCAGCGGCTGCCGTCACAGACTGGCGCACGTTTAGTGCAATGTTTCCGAAGATGGTATGCGCCGCGCCGCGCGCCAGTTCCTCAAAATGCGCGTCCAGATCTGGCCAGCCGATGCCACGTCCAGCGCCTTCAAGCACTGGTAGACTGGTCGTTAGCACGATTGGCGCATATTCGCGCGGCACTAGGCGGTTTAATGCATCGATCATCATGTCCAAAGTCAGCGCGCCACTAGACGACTGAACATACGACCGAAAGAACGGATGATCAGAGCGCTTTAAATCGTTGAAGGTATAGGCCATGTTCTTCTCTAATTCTGCGCGCCCCAGAAATCGCCCATCCCCATCGGTGGCACGTCCTGCGTCTCGGCCGCTTCACAGCGCGCCAAAAACTCGATTTCTCCACGCGTCTTGTCGTCCAGTTGCGACAGGTCACGCCCAGATGCTTTAGGCGCAATCGTCGGCGGTTCAGGCCGCGACATCAGGAGATACCGCAGCGCCTTCGCCGCAATCGTCGGCCCGTCGCAATCTTCTTTGTTCGTCGGATGCTGCACAACTTGCGGAAGCGTGCGGACTAGCGATTCACAGTCCGGACTGATGATCAGCGCTGGCGTCTTGATCCCGTCATGCTCCATCGGGTGCAGCCAGTGCTGCATACGTTGCCAGCCGTTGACCGCCGCATGGTCGGAGTTGAACACCGGTAACCCAGCATTGTAAAGCGTCTCAAAGACGCCTTCCCCGATCGGATCGTCTGGCACATCGCTCGGCGGATTCGCCCAGACCGTGCTCACCGCAATCTTGGCTTGCGTGAGTCGCTCGACGATCGCCCGTCCCACCACACTCGCCACGGTCGTGATGAAGGTGTGCTCGCGTTCGATATAAATACGCCCGTCCGGCAAGACGACGGCTTGCAGGAAAATACCCCCGTTGAAATAGCCCCACTGCAAGCCTCCGATGCGCGGTAGCGTGATCGGTACCTCTCTCGGATCGAGTCGCTTTACATGGAACGCGGGATCGAACGCGCGGAAATACTGACCCACCACCGCGCACCAATCTCCGTCGAGGAGTTGTCGGCGGCGTTCTGGTTCGTATTCATACAACCGATTTTCATAGGTTGTATACGTCCCGTCTGGGTCCATGTAGTAGGGATTGTCGTAGAGACTTGCGCTGATGTAGGTGTAATCGTCGGGGTTGTAGCGCGGGTTTTCGTCGAGTGGCACTTTCTTTGTGATGAATCGTGTCACGCAATATTCGTGACCCGGACCACCAGGATTCGTCGTTAGCACCATGCGCCCGATGCGATCCACTTTGGGATCGTTCCGGACGCGGCCCGCGATGCCGACGAGTTGCGTCTTGAGCATCCGCGTGGCTTCGTCGCCGTGGAAGAAATCGTAATCTTCTGACAGGTATTTTTCTTCGTCGCCGGGATGCTGGCAGTGGCCGAAGATACATTTGCCGAGCGTCTTGGCGTGTGTGAGCACGGGTGGATTACCCACCATCTTGAACACGGTTTCTCGATAGGCGGCATTCAACCGCATGATCTCGCGTTCCAGTTTGTCCATGTGCGTGCGCTTGAGTTCTTCGCGCTCGCGCCGCACGAGGATGGATCGGAAATCTTCGGTGTCGTCGATGCTGCGGAGCATCTCCCAGCGCGCCGAATGGCTTTTGGTGCCGCCGGCCGATCCGCCCCACAGCGTGTTCGGCGTTTTTGTGGCGTGGAGCGTGACACCCTTCGGTGTCGGGAGATAGAGCCACGTAACCGACGTGTCCCCGATATCGATATCGGTGGCGCGCTTCGCACTTTTCGTGACGCCAAACCCGTAGACGTAGCGGTCGTATTCCAGATATTGCCGGATGCGATCCGCCGTCCACCCGTCATGTTGGGAGAGCCAGCACGTCCACTCGACGGTGCCCCATGTATCGACGGACGGCCAGATTGTGCCGTTTGGAGGAATGAACCGAACCTGTCCGTCTGTCGTCACATGGACCGCGTTTAAACGAGTTTCGCCGCGATGGCGTCCACCGCCGCACCCTGCGCCGCGAGCTTGTCGGTGACGGCCTGATCGTCGGCAGCCGATGCGCTCTGATGTGACGCGACGAACGCATCGACCTTCGCGCTCAAATCGCTGATTTTCTGGTCCTGCGCGGCGAGAGCGTCTGAGACTTTCTGAGACACGGCCATGATCTGCTCCTCTAGTTCGATGAGAAATTCAAGAACGTGGGCGAGCGTGCGGAGTTCGCGTGCGCGCCCGTGATGCGCGTGGTGTGTCTCCGGTTTCGACTTTGGCGCGGGACGTTTCGCCATACCTGAAATACCTTACCAGAAATCACGTTTCTCTGATCGCAAATCCGTATTGCGCCTCGACGTGCGCCTTCGTCCGTTTGTAAAGTGGCGTGCGAACGCCTTTGGAATCTTCGCGGACGGAAAGCCCGATTCCGCTGGCGTCGGGATATTCCAGATAGGTGAAATCCGCGATCCATCTGCCGATCGTGATGTCATTCACGATCAGCGGAAACGGGATCTGGCGTTTCAATGCTGACACGCGGCCAGCCGCCGCCATGTGCTTCAATTCGATCCAGCGCTTCGCTTCTTTGGTGCTCCCGAACCATTCCCCGATGATACCAACCGCCTTCGCCGCATCTTTCAGTGAGCACTTCGCCGGCAGTGCGAGCGTCCGCGCTAACAGCGTGAGCTTCTGAATATCGTCCTTCGTGTAGAGCGTGAGATCAGCGCTCACGATGCATGGAACGGCCCGATACTTATGGCCCTTCTGCGGCTTCGTGCTCCATTTTTTTTTAGGCGGGACATGCGCCGGCAGTTTCGTGCCGCGCCGAGCGTTGATCGCGTCTACATCCGCTTGGGTCCATGATGGAGCCATTAGACAAAACTCCATGTCTTGCCCTTGCAAACAGCCCTGATTGTGGTCGGATCGACACCATAGCGCTTGGCTAGTCGCTTCCATGAGCACGGATGGCCGCGAACGCCCTTGACAGCAATGGAGCGTATCTCTCTAACGTCAGACTCGGTTAGTTTCGCCGCAGGCTTCTTGATGCCTCTAGCGTGTCGCAACTTCGCAACGCAATCAGCGATGTTGTCGGCGATAGTTCCAACCGATAAGTGCGCCGGATTTACGCATTTACGGTTGTCGCACGAATGCATCACGACGAGGCCAGACGGTATCGGCCCGTAATGTTGCTCATAGGCATATCGGTGTGCCTTGAAAACCTTGCTATTGGCCGCATACGTCCCATAACCACACTTACGAATCGTTCCGGTCCATTCCCAACAGCCTTCGGTTCTCACGTAATAACTCTCGAAGGGACGCGGCTCTCGGAACCATCCTCTGAGCTGCTTAGGAACATCGAAGCCAGCGCTTCTGGCCTTGAATCGACCAATTGCGGTAGCTAGATCGAAATCTTCCAGTCGTCGCGACTGCTTCGTCATTTCTTGTCTATCTTAGGATAAGAATCGATTACTTTTTTACGCCCGCCGAAGCGTTCGTTGCCGACGATTCTGTTTTCTTCGGCTCTCGCCTGCCGCTGAAAGCCTTCCCGAGTCGCTTGGGCATCGGGTGTGGCCCACCAGGAATTCTTCGGCGGGATCTTCTTCGGAACCACCGGAATAGGATCGGTAAACTTCATGGCTAGAGTTTCTTCAGCGAGAACTTCTGGCCATTCTTGTTGATCAATCCGGCCGCCTTACACGCGGACACATACTGCGGCACGGTTTTTCGGTTATAGCCCGTAGCAATCGCGAGTTGAGAGGTATTCATCTCGCCATGCAATAGCAGCGCATCTATCACTTTGCCGGGACCGAGGCCGAGCTTTTCTTTCCAGTTTTCCCACACTGCCGCCGTGCGATCATTCACCGGCCCTGACGCGGCTGACGGTTCCTCCACGCCAGCCGCGTCCAGTTCACCGAACACCATCTGTAGCGCCTGATAGAGTGGCCCGAGTTGCTTTCGCAGATTCGCGAGCGCACGCGCCGCGTCTCGCTTCGCGGCAGACACTTCACGCTGCGCGTCTCGCAACTGCTCGCGGAGTGTCTGAATCTCCTCTCGCATGTTGTTGTATTCTTCATCGGCCGCGCTGTGGTAATCGGCTTCCACGACGCCTTCCAGAAGTCTCATGCTTTACCTCCACCGAGCGCGATAGGTGTCAGCCTGAAAATAGCGCATCCAGACGACGGCATTTCGGACAGACGATAGCGAGCTTCTCGCAGAGTCATCGGATCGGTGCAGCAGTAAGGATTCGGCTTGGCTTTCCGACCATAGAGCGTGTTACCGCTGCGGATATATCCAACGACATACTGCCGTTGCCGCTTCTTCCACTGACGCCGAGCCGACGTGAGCGTCATGCGGATGCCTCAATTCCGTCGCCAGCGGCCAGCGCCAAGAAGCTCTTAAACGAACGCTCCAACACCGCCGACGTGCCGCAGCGGTCAATCTGGCGCATCGCCTTCAGCGTGAACGCAATCGCCGCGAGGTTCAAGCGCACTTCCTTGAACGTGTCACACGCGATCACATGCTGCGGCTCCGCCAAGAGCCGATGTGCCCATCGCATCGCGTTGTCCCGATGCTTCGAGAGCGCGAGGAACATTTCCCGATCGCCACCGCCCGGCTTGTCCGGATGATATTGCGCGGCCAGCTTCCGAAAGGCGCTGTTGATTTCGTCATCGCTCGGCGCGGGGCTGTCAATCTTGAGCCCGTCCTGCCATGAGAAATCTTCCGTCATGGGCAGCGAGAAATAGATCGCGACCCCCACATCTCGGACCTGAGACACCGCCGTCGCGACCATCTGCCCGCGCACGCTGAGCGGCACATTGGTGGAAATGATCGCGATCGGAGCCTTGCGCCGGTCGAGTTCCTTTGCGAGTTCTTCGCGGTAGTCGTTCGCGCTGCGCTTCCATGAGTTCATCGTGCGCTGATCCGCGAGTCGCGTGCGCGGCCAGTCAGCAGGCCACGACAACGGATAAGATTCTTTCTTCTCGGACACATTCGCCATTCGTTGACTCCTCTCGAAAGTTATGCAGTATTCCAGTCTGTGCCGCGCCGCAGTCGGCCGGTATGTTTCCGTCTCGCATCATCGTAACTGCGGGTGAAAGCTTTGCGTTTCTCACATTCCCGCTCATGACTCGACAAGATCAGCGCGGAAAAACATTTCTGTCCACAGTAGACACAGGAGAACCAGACACCGGTAAGCAGATGACCGCGGCGCACCAGCGGCATGATGACAACCGCTACCGTAATCCGTGTTTAGCGTAGCGCTCTAACATGGCGATAACGACAAAACGTAGGGACCGCCCTTCAGCGGCTGCCCTCCGTTTCACGCGAATCCAGAGATCGTCAGGAACCTTACGAAGGAGATACGTCACTGGTTTCGTATTCCTTCACGAAGTCAAGCACGCGCTCTGACCAGCCGTCGATATGCACCCATGGCCCATAGCCCACGCCGTGCTGATTGTTCGCCACGTTGATCATGTAACCCTTCGCGGTCGGATTCGGCACACGATCCGCCGACTGCTCATCCGTGATCACGATCAGGCGATCCAGCTGTTCCTGATTGAGCCGCGCCACAGACGCACCGAGCATGGTGCTGCCATGCTGCTGAGAACGGCTGATCGTCTCGACCAGCGCGAGGCCCGCATACGGCGGCACTTCCACGAGATTCGCGGAGAACGTGAACACACGCGGAAATTCACAGACCGCTGACGCCAGCACCGCGAGTCCCGACGCGACATCAACACGCTTCATCTCCGATTTTGCGGAGAGCGCGTCATCCATTGAACCAGATACGTCTACGAGCACGCCCGTGCGGCCGGGAATCTTCGGCATGTCTGCAAGGCATCGCTGCATCGCGCCATCCAAATCGCGCACGAACTGCGGCGCGTGGCGCAGCGCGGCGACGAAGCGAAACGGCAGCACCTTACCGAATCCGCCCGCGAACCGCTCACGCATCAGCGCCGTATCGACGTTCGCCGCGATCATGTTGCGGAGATTTCGCAGGAAGGCGAGGCCGCCCAACTTGCGTTCTTTCAACAGCCGTTCAAACGTTGCTTTCTTATCCGCGCCGGCAGAGAGCGCGACCTCCCAGGTATCCGGCGACGGCAGTTCGCCCGCGATGAGCGATTTCCATTCCGCCGACTGCTCGGTATTCGTCGGCTTGCTGTGGACGATGCGGAGCACGTCACGAAGTTTGACGGCGTTAGGACGGTCGTATTTCGCTAGCGTCTCCGCGCTGAACTTGCGAAATGCCTTCGCGAGTCCGCGCTTTGAGCCCGCTGACAGCGGCTTGCGTCCGTCCTTCCAGTAGATCGCGAGATACTCCGTGAGTTCGTCCGGTCGCTGCACGCACGATTCCAGCGCGGCAGCGACATAGGAGCCGTTGCCCTTCACGCGAGCAAGTTCGCGAATCAGGAACAGCGGCATATGCCGCAGATACATGCGCGACCGACATTCGACGGCGAGTGCTGCGACATCCTGCGGCTTACAGAGCGGAATCAGCGCGGCTACACGCTCGGACTGTTTGGAACCTTTCTCGTAAAAGGTATCTTCAAACAGGAGCGCAGAGAGTGCCGAGCGCCGAAGTTCCTGCAATGGCGAAATGTGTCGTGCGGGTCCACCTTCGTGCGTGTGAACCGGCGGCAGGACAGCGGATCGATTCGTTCGCATCTAGCACTCCTTGAAAAGCTGCGGGAAACTTTGTGAGCGCGGATTCTATTTCTGCTGCTCTAACCAACTGAGCTACATCCGGCGACCCGAATGACCGGACTCGAACCGGCGACCCGCAGAGTATGATGAAGTAACCGCTCTCTACACCACGCAGCACCGAACAACGGCAGGAAACTGGCGATTGCGGTGACAAACGTGCGCTGTCTTTCGACCCGCTTCCGTCCTCCAAAAGGAAGTAACCGCAATCTGCACCATGCCGTCAAAACTTAAATCGCCGGGAAAGGTCGAGTCTGGTTAGCCGGTTACCCGGCATTCTTTGAGCAAAAGAAGTAACCAACCTCTGCACCACGGCGACGGAACTGATTATCAATAGGTCATCCGCTGATGTCAAGTGGATTTATTTAGCCTTCGTCTCCGCGCTCGAGATTCACGGTTCCGATATTCAGTAAGTGTCGTGCGGCCGCGAGGCTGATCAGGAATTCTTCCATATCATCGCCGTCCCAAGATTCCACAATTTTGCGCAACAGCGCCACGGACAATTCCGGATTGATCAGGCGATGCGTGCGCGGGCGATGTTCGCCGGCCATTACGAACGATCCTCGCCGCCCCAGCCATCTTCCTGTTCCATCTTCGTCGCCAGCGCGTCGAGCATCCGAGCCGCATCTGCGCGGCCTGAAAGCCTACAGACGCCAAGCGCGGCTAAGGTCATGCCGACACAGCGCCGCCGTTCACGCTGGACGGCGTTTTCGATCATCTCTTCAAAAGGCTCATGGTCGGTGCTGGTGCTCATATTATCTCTGTCTTGATTAACTACAGTGTCCTATTTTTACTACTTTCTTCTAACGGTATAACATCCCCCCTTAGGGGGGGGGATTTGTTATATACCAATCTTCAGAGTGTTATATAACAGTTATATGTATTACTACGATGCATTATCCTTTAGTCCGTATAAAAGAACTCCACTTGCGCCCTTGAACGAAACAATGTTGTTTTTGAGCCGTCCAAGACTCACGCGAATGGTCTTTTCAGCCGTGGCGGTATGTTCCGCGATCTCGTCCGCGCTCTTAGCCCCGTCCTTGAGGCAGCTCAGCACCTTTTGCCGAACGCTCAACTTGTCGCACAGGTCGGGATAGTCCGCGATGTCGGTCGGCGCGATGATGACTTCGGTGCCTGGGAAGGAGAATTTGACAGCGCGGGCTTCTTGGAGTCGGCCTGTGTTCGCTTTGCGGTGAAAGAGCCCGACGCCGAAATCTCCCGTCGATGATGCCGCTTCGGAACGCTTGACATACCAAATATTTCGAGCGCCGTTAGACCAGAACACCGAGCCGAACGGCTTCTGATCGCCTTGCTCGGATTTATTGATGTGCGCGATGTGCAGACTACCAATTGAGCCGAGAGCTCGCACCGCCGCAAAGTATTTCAGTGCGGAGTCGGAATCTTCCGGAGCCCCTCCGCAGGCAAAACCCACCGAATCACAGACGAGATACGTGATCTTGAGTTGATGGATCGCTTGCTTCAGGAAACTGACATCGTTCGCCAGCGGCTTTTGACAGCGCCGATAGTAGAGATTCGGAATCGCCGGAATCGGCCCGACGATCTGCCGCAGACGTTGCGCGTGGTCCTCGGAAGCAAACTCCCAATCGCAATACAAGACGTTGTGACCCGCTTGCGCGAGGCCAACCGACGCATAAAGCGAGAGATAGCTTTTACCGCATCCGCCGTCACCGAACCAGATTGTCGGCAAGCGATGGAGGAGCGGTAATCCGGCCGCTTCCAGCTCCGATCTTGATTCAATCGGCGCTTGGATGCTTTGCAGGGCAATGATTGCTTCGCCGCGCTCCTCATGTTCAAGGACGCGGTGACACAATTCCTCGACGAGCCCCACCCAGTCGATTTCTTCAGCGCGTGCGCGTTCACTGAGATGCCGCGCTCGGTCCTGTCGTGACTTCAGGCTAGACAGGTTGAAATCCGCGCTCGAGATGATGTTGTCGGAAACGGTGCGAGCGCCAGCGAATGCGGCCCTCACGGTCAGGAGTCCAAATGTCTCATCAAACCGTGAGCGAACCCGCGTGATATCGAACGTGATCGATAGGTCGGAGATGTGCAGCGAGTATCCGACACCTGGAACAGCATCAAACTCACGATTGAGTCCGCGCACACTTTCAGGCTTACGCGGTTTCGTGCGAAGGAAGTCTGTAGACTTCGCCGGCAGAATCTTCGCGGGACCGAGTGGCGGGAGCTCGGAGTCAAGGATGCTCATCGCCGCGCCGCCGTCTCTAGCGTGTAAACATACGCAATAGAACGGTGCGCGAGGTCTAGCATCTCCGAGAGCATGAGTCGAACGATTCGCAGTTCTTGCTCGGCACGCGATAGACGCAATTCAAGATCCACCACATCGGCAGCGAGCAATTGCGCCGCGGAAGTATCGAGGGTCGGCACAGTCGCCTATGCCGCCTTAACGTATTGCGCGATGGCTTTCGTGACGGCAGCTTGAAGCGTGATGCCCTCGACCGCAGCTTGCACCTTTAGGCGCTGCCACAGGTCGGCAGGCACTTGCCGAATGTTGACGGATTTCATTGCCGAGGTGTCCATAGACCCGGGACTGTATAGAAGGATTAGGAGTCTGTCAAGAGGTAGAAATGAGCACTCGGAACACCGAAATGGCGATTTCGCGCAGGAGCGGCGATCGGCGGGTCGGTAAGGGTCGCGGCAGGGAAACGGAAACGGAGCGAGCCTAGCGAATCCTCGTTAATTCTAGCGGTATGTCCGTTTCCGGGATTTACTTACGGTTAGGCTGTGTATAAGTGGGCTAACTTGATATGTGATAAATCGTGCTAGTGTCTCATAATGAGGCTTGACAGCACAGAAAGTCGTGCTAGGCGAGCGATTGTAGGCGTAAAGCCAATAGACAGAACGAGAAAAAAGATATTGACAAGACGCGCCGAGTATGAATCAGTCCTATTGGTTAGACACAGCATAAATAAGTCTTGACGTGAACAATGAGACGTGCGAACCTTCAATGTCTCGGTATGCAAAGCATA